TGGCTGTGGCTGCGATTATTGCGGGGCGTAGGATAAATCCGTTGCGGCTCTGATATTCATCCGCATTAAGACCTGACAACAGGCAGCGCCGTAGGACCGTGGCGCTATAGAAATCCTCGGGGTCACTGGCCGGATCCACACCGGCCAGGCTAGCGGTCTGCCAATCACACACATCGAAGCGAGGACCCCATGGGCACCGCAACATTCTCAATCAGCAAGTATGGCGTGGCCAACCCCAATGTGCGTGGTCGCCTCGTTACCTCAGGGTCACACACAACCACCACAACCGCCAGCAGCCTTACAGACGGCGCAGCGGGTGGCGGGTCTGCTGTGTCAGGCAATGCAGGCGATGTGCTGACAATCCGAGTGGACGAAGCCGCGCGCATCAAGTTTGGCGGACAGACCGCCACGGCCACAGATGGCCTTATCGTTTTCGCCGACGAAACTGCGGACCTTGAGGTCAGCGGCGCCGGCACAATCAGCATCATTGACGTAGCGTAATGGCTAGGGGTCGCAAAGCCGGGTTCAAGATGACCGATGAGCACCGGCTTAAAATCGCAAACAGCAACATCCTCAACGCATTGGTTGAACATGTTGAGGGCGAACGGGAAATGACCAGCACGCAGGTCACGGCAGGCATCGCGTTGCTGAAAAAAGTCATGCCGGATCTGGCCGCGACAGACCATACGACCAACGGCAAAGAGATCAGCTTGCCGACCGAAATTGTCCTGAGAGGCCATGTCAAAAGCGACGATTGACCTACCCGACAAGCTGGTGCCCGTGTTTCAGGGCGAGGCAAGGTATCGGGGGGCATTCGGCGGGCGCGGATCAGGCAAGACCCGCAGCTTTGCGAAGATGACAGCCGTGCACGGGTATCGATGCGGCGCGGCTGGCATTGAGGGTCAGATACTTTGCGGTCGTGAGTATATGAACAGCTTGGACGAGTCCTCGCTGGAAGAGATCAAGGCGGCTATCGCGTCCGAAGATTGGCTGGCTGAGTATTACGAGGTCGGCGACAAGTACATTCGCAGCAAAGACGGGCGCATTAAATACACGTTCTCGGGCCTGCGGCACAATCTCGATAGCATCAAGTCAAAAGCCCGCATTCTCTTGGCTTGGGTGGACGAAGCCGAGGCAGTCAGCGAGACAGCTTGGACCAAGCTGGTCCCGACGATCCGCGAAGAGGGCAGCGAAATCTGGGTGACGTGGAACCCAGAGCGCGAAAAGAGCGCAACACATCAGCGTTTCCGCAAGCACGCCCCCGACGGAGCTAAAATCGTTGAACTCAATTGGCGCGACAATCCTTGGTTTCCGAAAGTCCTTGATGACGAGCGCAAAGAGGATCTAGCCAAGCGCCCCGAGCAGTATGACCACGTCTGGGAAGGTGGCTTTGTCACTGCCGTCGAGGGCGCGTACTACGCCAAGCACATCCAAGAGGCGCGGAGCGAAAAGCGCATTGGCAACGTCGCAGCAGATCCGTTGATGACGTACCGCGCTATCTGGGACATTGGCGGCACGGGCGCAAAGTCGGATGCCTGCTCGATCTGGATTGCTCAATTCATTGGCCGCGAGATCCGCTGGCTGGACTACTACGAGGCGCAAGGCCAACCACTGGCCACGCACATCACATGGCTGCGCAAGAACGGTTATGAGAACGCTCTATGCGTCCTCCCGCACGACGGCGCGACCAACGACAAGGTGCACGACGTCTCATATGAGAGCGCGCTTAGAGACGCAGGTTTCAGCGTTGACGTCATTCCGAACCAGGGCAAGGGCGCTGCAATGATGCGGGTTGAAGCGGCGCGTCGGTTGTTCCCGTCGATGTGGTTCAACGAACAAAAGGTCAAGTCGGGCTTAGACGCTATCGGCTGGTACCATGAAAAGCGCCACGACGAACGCGACATTGGGTTAGGCCCGGAACACGACTGGTCTAGCCACGGGGCCGACGCCTTCGGGCTAGGGGCCGTTGTTTATGAAGCGCCGGTTGAGCGGAAAAAGCCAAAGCGGCAAAGGAATCCATGGGCAGCATGAGCGACTTTACCACACTCAAAAAGGCTGTGTTGGCTGACTGGCGCTCACAATCCAAGTGGCGCAAGCAGGCCCGTGATGACTACGCGTTTGTCGCAGGCCATCAGTGGGACACAGAGACAAAAGAATCCATGGAAGCGCGAGGGCGCGCCCCCGTGGTGTTCAACCGTGTTGCGGTCATCATTTCCGCTGTTGCCGGGTCAGAGATCAACAACCGCACCGAGGTCCGGTTTGTCCCGCGCGAGATTGGCGATGTAAAGCCCAACGAGGTTCTGACAGCAGGTGCTGAGTGGTTCCGTGACCAGTCTATGGCTGAGGACGAGGACAGCGCCGCATTCGAGGATCTTCTAATCTGCGGGCTTGGCTTTACGGAGACGGGACTGGACTGGGAAGAGGACGAAGAGGGCAAGCCTCAGACGCCACGCATCGACCCGCTCGAAATGTGTTGGGATATGCACGCACGCCGCAAGGGTTTGGATGACGCCAAGCGCTTTGCCCGTGTCCGCAAGATGGCGACTGAGGACGCCAAGGAGCGCTTCCCCGGCAAAACAGCGGCAGAGATCGATTGCGCGTGGATCAATGGCGAGTCCAACGACATCCACATCAACAACCCCGATGACGATTACGACAATATGCTGGACGAGGAAGAGCCAGAAACCGTCACAGTGGTGCAGGTCCAGTACCAGACCAAGGCGCGCGTGATTGAATACATCGCGGCAGATGGTTCAAGGCAGGAAATGCCCGAAGGCCACTTGCGCGTTCTCGAAAAGCGCGGGTTTCCCGTGCCCGTTCACCGCAAAAAGACCAAGATCAAGTGGGCGCAAGCGTTTCTCGGCGGCAGCGAGATCCTAGACGACAACGTGCCAGACCCCGAGGCCTGCACCTTTGTCGCGATGACCGGCCACTGGGACACGCAGGAGCGCATGTTCTACGGGCTGTTGCGTTCCATGCGAGACCCCCAGAAATACGCCAACAAGTGGCTTTCCCAGACGCTGCACATCATCAACAGCAACGCCAAGGGCGGTGTGATGTATGAGGCCAGCGCGGTTGATGACCCGAAGGACTTTGAAGAAAGTTGGGCGGCAGCAGACTCGGCCACAATGGTCCGCAAAGGTGCATTGGCAAGCGGGGCAATCCAGCCAAAGCCGCCCGTGCAGATGCCAGCGGCGTTGATGAACCTGACAGAATTCGCGGTATCAGCCATTCGTGACGCGTCAGGCGTCAACATGGAACTGTTGGGCTTGAGAGACGAAAACCAGCCCGGCGTTCTTGAGTATCAGCGCAAGCAAGCGGCCATGACGACACTGGCCAAGTTTTTCGACAGCCTGCGCTACTATCGCAAGCGCCAGGGTGAAGTCATCTTCCACTTTCTACGCGATCATATCGCCCCAACGGGTCGCTTGGTCCGATTGCTCAAAGAGGGCCAAGAGCAATACGTGCAATTCGCGCTGGATGACAACGCGCGCAAGTATGACGTTATCGTTGACGATGCGCCATCGGCCCCGAATGAAAAGGAAAAGTCCTGGTCTGTTGTCCAAGCCATGATGCCAATGCTGCAAAACGCAGGGCTTGGCTTTGACGACTGGGCCAAGATCCTAGAGTACAGCCCGCTTCCTTCGTCTTTCGTGGACATGGTCCGTGAGAAGGCCGAGCAGCAGAAAAAGCAGGCACAACAAGACCCGATGCAACAGATGATGGCCGAATTGGCGATCAAGAAAGAGCAGTCGGAAATCGCTGAAAACCTATCCAACGCACAATTGGACAACGCGCGCACGCAGCAGATCGCCACAGAGACGCAACTTGCGCCCATGAAAGTCGCGGCTGACCTTTACCAGCCGTTCACCGCCCCGCAGGGGCAACGGCCCCCGCCCCGATAGCGCGGTAACGTTTAGCTGACGAGACAAGCATGGAAGAACTAAGCACAGAAGACCAAGCCTTGATGGACCAGATGGAGGCGGCAGACGCCGCGCCAGAACCAACCGGAGTTGAACCGGAGCCGGAACAGAGTCAGACCGGAGTTGAGCCAGAGGCAGACGATGGCAAGCCCCCACCGGGCATGGTGCCACACGGTGCACTGCACAAGGAGCGCTCAGAGCGCAAAGAGGCCGCAAGTCAACTCAACGAGGAACGGGCTACGACAGCCCGACTGGAGCGCGAACTGGCGGAAGTGCGGGCGCAAATGCAGGCTTTGCAAAACCCGCCAAAGCCAGAGGAGGCTGCGCCGGAATGGGTTGACCCGATTTACGACCCCGAAGGCTACCGCAAGTATCAAGAACACCAAGCCCAACAGACGCAGCAGCGGGTTGAGGAGGTCGCCAATTTCCAACGCCAAGCGATCCAGCAACAGCAGATGCAGGCCTACATCGCGCACGTTGAGACAGAATTCGTGAAAGAGCAACCTGACTACATGCAGGCGGTCGATCACATGAAAAGCGCGCGTGAGGGCCAGCTACGCGCCCAAGGCTATCGGAAGGATCAGATCCAGGCCCAGCTAGGCGCGGATCGCGATGGCATCCTGCAGGCGGCGCAGCTACTCGGCGTCTCGCCAGCAAAATTGGCGTATCAGCGCGCCTTGGAAATGGGCTATCAGTCCGCGCCACCTCAGCCGACTGCAGAGGCAGAGT